CTTTTTGTCTATTTAAATTTTTTGAACTATAACCTTGATCTACAGCTTTATCTAAATTTTTTCTTTGATTTTCAACAAACTCAATACCAAGAAAATCTAAATCTTCTAAATTAGCAAGTGTAGCGACTTTAGTTTGAATATTTAATCCCCTTCTTGCGTCTATAGATAATCTACCTATAAAATCTACAAATTGTTTTACATTTCTAATTTTTGGTTTTATACCAGTAGCTTCTTCAAACATAGATAACATTTCTTGCTTTGCTTCTTTAAAAAACGTCGGTGCCACCTTCTGATAATATATTTTTGGATCAGTCAATAATTCAAACATGTAAGCAAAAAACTCTCGTGGTTCTATATTGTTACCTTTACCAATTTCTTTACTATAGTTTTTCTTTATAAATTCACCAAGAGGTGTTCCATCGTACGCTTGAAAATCAAACTTCTCAAATAACTTAGATATATTTTTTTTAAATTTAACCTCTGCTTGGGGGTTGCGGTTAAAATAAGATTCAAGACCAGCATGACCTAACACCTCGTGCGTCAGTTTTTCTGGAGTAAATTTATTTTTTACAAACAAAGCCGTGCCTGGATTTTTACCTTCACCAGGTATAAAAGCAGCGCCGTCTGCACCCTCGGGAAATCTTGGGTCTTTTGGGTTTTCTGTAAATTCAACTTCAAACCCTTCAAATTCTTTGTTTACAGATTTTAAGGTTTCATTCATAGGTTGCGTAAACATTTTGTCCACGTTAGATACAAAGTCCTTGTTGTTGGGATCAAGCTCTATGGCTGTGGTCTCAAATTTAGTCATTTGATCTAAAGCTTTGTGTGCTTCGTTTAAAGACTCCCATTTCATTTGCTGTTCTTTACTCATCATTTCATATCCTTCTGGACGAGTACGAACTATATTACCCTCTGCATCTGTGGTAAAAGCAGTTTCTAAAGCTCTACCAACACCTTCTTTACCAAGTTGACCGGTTGGCTTTTCAATAAGCTCACCCATCTTATCCTTCAACTCTGTCATAGCATCGTACTTACGCCTAGTAGACATAAAGTCAGTCTTCTTAACATGCATTCCTCCAGCTATACTAAATACCATGCCCTCTACAATTACATCTTTAAACGTTAAATCACCGTAGTGTTGATCAAATGTAGCTTGAAAATCTTTATTACCTAATAAATCTTGTATACCAGTTTCTATATTAAAAGCTATTTGAGCTGAAGCGGCTCCTACTGGACCACCTTTTACGACTTTTTGAAAGAGTGGATCCATCCACTTAAATCGTTTTTTAAATGGTGTAAACCCAGAAGTTAGTTGACCACCAGCATAAAAACCAGCACCGGCGCCAGGTTGGAAACCAGCGGTGAACATTTTACCCTCCTCAACCATTGTCATTATAGCGTGGTACTGAGCTTTCTTCCAACCACCAGCATTTCTCATACCAGCTAACACTCTGGTTAAACCAGTAGCCGTCATAGTTGCTCCTGTAGCCGCAGATATAACACCGAGCTCTATAAGCATAGGAACAAAATGTCCAAAACCTTCACCAACTTCTTCACCAAGAGTTCTTTCTATAGCTTTTAATTGATCTGGAGTAAAACCTAATTCATCAATCTCTCCTTTTGCAATTTCATTTTTAAACGCTTCGTTGTAAGTGTTTCCAAGTTTCTCAAACTCTTCAAGTTGCTTAGATTCAGTGGCACCTGGCCCAAGTGACGCTAATTTGTCTGCTTCTATAGGGTGTATATCTGTAAAGTGAGTAAGTGTAGCTGATAACCCAGCTCTAGTAACCTCTCCAATAAAACCTCCTCTATCAAACGTTGCGGGATTGTTGTTTACATATGTTAATTCATGTAGTAATTCTAGCTCACCCTTGTTTCTGTATATAGACGACTCATAGTTTAATAATTTTTTTCTATCATCTTCTTTGATATCAACGTTATAACCTAGAGTGTTACTAAGTCCTTCAAAATCCCTACCGTCATAACCAGCATCAAACAGAGCTTTAATAGGAACGTTTAAATTAAGTTTAGTATAGTTTTCTTGTTGCTCTTTATTTATATAACCACCTTCAATTAGTTTTTTATATAAGTCTGGCGCCGAACCACCGTTGAACTTTAAATTAACCGTTTCCGTGTTACCGGTAGCCCAAAGTTGCTGTAAGTTATAAGCTTTAGATTTATACAGTAACTCATGTGCCTCAAAATCTGTTAGCTTAGGATTTTTAATTTTTTGCTCTTGAACTTGCGTGAGTAAAGTTCCATCAAGATCTTTTTTTGCTTTATCTATCTTTCCTTGACGATACTCAGTGGTTTCGTTGTCCATGTACGAGCTAGCAAGTTTCTTGTCCACAACCTCAATCTGTTTAGTGTAAGCGCCTAGCCCGCCTTGACCAGCGGAAGTGGTAGTTTTTGTTGTTGCTAGCTTTTGTATATCATTTTGATGAGTTTTTATTTCTGATGTTAATCTTTTTATTTCACCAGCGTCTCCACCTTCTTCCTGCAACCTAATTAAATCTCTATTTTTTTTCCTTATTAAAGTATTTAATTCTTGTTTTTTTAATTCTTTTTCACTAAAGTTTTGACTAGTTTGATTAAATATCTGCTTATAAACACCTTCATCCAAAGTTGTAGCACCTATTAAATTTTCAGCATTATCCCTTTCTTTGTCTTCAACGGTTACTTTGTTTAAAGCTGTTTGAAACAAACCATCACCACCTTTACCAACTATATCCATAAAGGCTCGTTTATCTAAACCTGGATATTTTTCCTGCATTACAGCAAATACTTGATCATGAGTTTCATTTAACTCATTTTCATAAGTCATAGGATCTTCAGCATAATTCTGAAGCGTTTCAAGTTCGTCAGACATTAAAGAATTAAATGCATTTCTATATTCAGAAGTAACATTAGCTGTTATCTCTTCCATTTTTTCTAAATCAGCTTGCTCGTATATTGGAACATCTACAACTTGTCCCATGTGAGGTTGTTTTTCTGTACCAACTTGTAAGCTTGGATATTTAGAAGGCAAAAGACCTGTTTTATCCTTTATTTGTTTTTCTCTTAAATAAAGTTTTTGACCTTCAACACCTTTTTGACGTTGTTCTTCAGCTTTGCGATCAAACTCTGTTCTTTCTTCGTCGGTCATAAGAACATCCTCCATAGTTAGATCTGGAGCTTCACCTATTATTTCTGGTATAACAATATTTGGCCGTACGGTTCTATCTTGAACCGCAGCTCTATCTTGAACTGCAGCTCTATCTTGAACTAATACCGACGAACCATCGCCCGACCCTGAATCCGTACTCTTTGACGCAGGGCCCGTTAACTTTCCCGGCGTAGGAGCAATGTCTTTTATTAATTGTTCTTTATCTAGTTTAACCCCAGGGTTCTGTATTTCGAAAATTTTAACGTGTTCAGGAGCTACTTCAATAGGCTCTCCATTTAATATATACTTTGGCATATTATTGATTTTGTGGCATTAATGATTTAACGTATTTTTCATACATGTCTCTTATCTGTTCATCGGAGGCATTTTGGTTGTAAGGTCCACCACTTGATCTTAACACATCTTTCATTTGTGTAACCGTGACTTGACCGTCTGCTGGGTTAAATACATTAGTTTTCTTTGGTGTTTTATAAGTTGATTCACCAAAGTAACCATCGGGCACCCCACCGTATACAGGGCTAACCGACTGGATTAAACTTTCTTTCTTTGTTGATGTTCTCTGTTTTGGTGGTATTGACTTCCAAATTCCCCCGGACTTATCCTCTATTGCTCTGTAATCATAACCCGCACCATTAACGCGTTCATATTTCGTGTTACCAACTATCACTGTTGGTTGATCATTAGCAATGTTTTGCACTGTCGCAAAATCATTTCTTTCTGTTGCTGTTTGTGGTGCTAGAATTTGATTGCCCCAAAGGCTTATATAATTCGCACCGTCACCACCACCACCACTTGGATCCTTTGGATTATCCCTCCTATAAGCATCCCCCGCGGCGGTGCGGATATCCTCTAGTTCAGTCCACAAATTTTCTTGTGCAAATTTCCTGTATTGTGTACCTGAATTCATATCTTGCATCTTCAACGTAGTTAGAGCTCCCTCCCACCTAGTGTTAGACTCTGCAGTTGAATTTTCAGAATCTGGAGCAATCAAATCGTTATCTGGATTATCATCGTGATTTCTACTTATTAACATTTTGTAAGCAAGGGATCCTGTGCCTAATCTCCTATTTGAGTGGTTAAATCCTGGTCCACCAAAGAAGAAATCCTTGAAAGTATTGTTATTGTAACTGTCTATTTTTTGATAAGCTTCTGCTTTTTCAATTTCTTTATTGTGCCAACTACCATCACTGTAGCCATTTTTACTGAACTGTTTTTTAACCGCGAGATGATCGTCCATGAAGATTCTATCTTGTGGAGGAGCAAACTTCAAGTCAGAATACTTCACATTACGAAGTGTTTCTTTGTTTTGCAGCTGCGCCCACTCTTGATATGATGGAGTAGTAGCATTGGCTAATGCTTCGGGATCAGCATCACTAGGATATGCACCTCCCTGAGCATCCCCTTGTTTACTTTCAAAATCCTTTTTAAACGATTTATATTTCTCCTTCAACTCTTTATTTTCCTCTATACCCATGTTCACGTACGATCGCTTACCATCTTCTTCAATCCATTTACCACCTCTTAGTACTTTCATAACACCTTCTTCGTGATCCCAATTTAGTAGCATACCTAAATCATTGTTTGCTTGCTCTGTAGTGTTCCTAATTTGATCACCATAAGCAGCCGCACTCATGTTTACTGATCCACCCTTGTTATTTTCTCCAGCTACACCGGAGGCAACAGATAGGGTTCCTTGGGACTTTGGAGCATGATGAGCGTAGGCCTCTAAGTATGCGTTAAATGACGTCATTTGACCCATATATTTACCCATCTCAGCCTTAGCCTCTGCTCTTTTTTTACCAAAAGTTAGGCGCGATCTTCTCGCGGCTTTCCTGTAGTTGTCATAAATTAAACGAACATCATCTTGCAACCCCACGTTCTCTTTAGGCATTTTATCCAACGCTAGATTCATCGCCGCGGTTTGACTCTCTTTAGCGTCTCTAAACTTCTTCATACCCTCAAAGCCGTCTTTAATAGCCTCCTGGGCTACACCCCCAACTATATCGTACCCAAAATTAATTAGACGTTCTTCTCTAGCTAACTGTCGTTCAACCTGTGGGTTTCTTCCGGTGGTCCCTCTAGCAAGACCAGCTCTGAACATTGCGTTTTGATCAACTACTGCCATATTTATATTTGTTTAAATTCTACGTCCAACATACTGTAATTTACTAAATCATACCAATCACCACTTTCAACAACAGCTTCTAGTGGAATTTCATCAGACATAACGCCTTGGAATAATCCTATGCCATCCGCCGGGTTCTTATATTCAAAAGAATATATATTTAACCCACTAGCAGATTCACCTATTTTGTTTATATTTTTCTTTAATCTACGGTCAGACTTACCAGCCGTGTCTACATCCTTATTTGCCTCAGCGGATTCTTTAAGTCCTGCTAGGTAAGATAATTCCGCTTGTTGCATTTGAATTTGTAACTCCCTAGCGTCTGCAGCTCCTTGTAACTGGAATTTCTGAGCCTCCATAGCACCTTGATCTTGTGCCATATCCGCTTGTTGAAGTGCTTTTGCTTGTGCCATTTGGTTTTGGGAAGCCTGTGATGCTGCCGCCATTTGATTAGCGGATTCTTGTTGACCAATCTGCCCACCGAGCTGTTGACGTTGTTGAGATTGTATACCAGACAGCGCTTGAGCGTTTGCCGCCGCGCCAGAGCCACCACCCCCAGCCATCATCATATCCATCATGTTGACGTTTTGTTGCGTGGCCATTTGTTTTTGAAATTGCACTTGTTCTTTGTTAACAGTAAGATCTTCCATCGGATTATCTAAACCACCAAAATGATCATCAATATCAATTAAGTTTTTAGCGCCAGCCCATAGATTTTCACCAGCTCCTTCTTTTAATCCTTGAAAATCTTGAAAAGACTTGTCCGCATCTTCTGTTGCCGCCTTAATACCCCATTCGTCTTCGCCATATGTTTCTCCTTTACCAAATCCTCCAAATGGATTAAGAAAACTCCCCATACTTGAAAATTTTCTTCCCATCCAGTTTTTCTTACTATCACCCTCTCCTTTGCCTCCTTTGTGAAAAGGACTAGGTGCTGTATTTTTATTTTTATTTGCCATATTTATATTTCTTTTTTTGAATTTGAAGAGCATATTAAATAATATGGATCTTCTGAAACTTTTACTCCAAGAGCTTTGCATCTCTTTAGCATGCCTTTACTTTTTGTTACAAACCAGAAATCCTCACAACCCAATTCCCAAGCCGTACCAATCGACATGTCCATTAACTTTAGTACTATTTCAAATCTATCTCTTCCCTTATAACTACTGTCACTTATCATGTAATCACAATATCCAAACTTGGAATTTGTTAAGTATAAGTAAGTACAAACTATAGGTCTACCATCTTTACAAGCCATAAGCCCATGTAAACCATTCTCTGGTAACAAACTTCTAGGAGGTGGTGTTTTCTTTATTTGTTCCCACCAGTTATTTATAAGTACGTAATCCTCCTCCCTTATAGGTCGTATCGTAATGTCTTCCATTTAATTATATTTAATTATATTTATAACTAATATAATCACAGTTTTGACCGCTTTTTTACCCTACGCTATAGAAAGGAGTCTTTCTACATCAAAACTTAGGGTTTGATCAGCTGTACCGGTTTCTAACACCTCTACGTTACCAGTTATAGTTGCTTTTTGTCCAGCACCCGTAAACGTTAATGTTATACCATTTTCTAGGGTTTGCACTGCACTAAGAACAATGGTTCCAGCTCCACTAACAGCACCGGCCCCACTAGCAACAGTTGGGTCTACTACAGCTGGATTTATACCTATACCACTAACAGTACTAATGTCATCTAATATACCGTTTCTTGAGGCAACAACAACACTAGTGCTAGAACCGCCGGCTGATGCAGCTGTAGTAGTAGTAGTAATTGGTGTTAGTGCGATTGCTAGATCACTAAACTTAACGCGATAACCATGCAAATCAAATATGGCAGATTCTCCATAACCTCCAATCTTCAGTGTGTCACCGGCGATATCAACAACTTGTTGGCTACTAAAGATAATACTACCTGCTTGAGCCGTGGTCAGGCCTCTTGTGATTGTTGGGGTAAGACCCGTGGTATCCGACACCGATATGCCACCTGGGACTTTAGTGGTCGGAACCACAATCATGCCTTCCCCTATAATGTTAGCATAATTATTTATTGGCCAGCTAGAATTCATTCTAGGCGAAAAAGTTAAAGGAGCGTTGTCGAGAAATTGAATTGCTTGAGACATTGTGAAATCAGTGGCTGTACCACTAGTTTCAACGACTGTAACTGTTGTTGTACTTCTATTAACCTTAGAACTAAAAGTAAAGACTGCGTTATCTGCTATAGCAGCAGCCTCTGACATTGAAAACTCTTTAACGTTATCACCATCTGGATTTAGCGCTGCAACAGTTATTATTTCTTTAGCAAAATTAGCGTCATTAGCCAAAGAAACGCTTAGTGACGTTATTCTATCGCCAACAGCCATTTTACCCGCAACGTTATTATCCATAACTACTTTAACACCACTACTAACAGCACCATCAACAGTATCTGTTGTAACTGGAGTTGTTATCTTGTCTCCAACGTTAATAACAGCCGATAGGTCAGTGTTATCCATTCTAACCACACTACCACTAGTTACCGCGCCGTTAACATCATCACCGGTAAAAGCAGCTGTAGCCGTTGGGTATATATTTTCTCCTGGTAAGTCAATTGGAGCAGACCCTATGACTGGTTCTACAAAAGATATAACATCATTAGATGTTGGTTGCCTAATGATATGGTATGATTTAGCAGCGGTAGTGACACTACAAGATATTTCAAAAGGTGTTTTTTTTGAAGTTACTCCTCTAGAAACCGTCAATCCACCGTTAACCTGAGAACCAACCTCGACAGTACCCCGTGGTGAGTTAGTGCTCAGGGTTAGAGCTAAGTCCGGGTATTGGTATATAACCTTTTGCAATAGTAAGGAGTTAGAGCCTGTGGATGAATTTATATCAACACTACCATCCTCAAATCTCACCTCATTGTGACTAGCGTGTTTTACCCCTGGGTCAGCCCATAGATAAATATCGTATTGTACTATACTGGTATTGCTGGGAAATAGTACACCATTATTATAAATGTTTCCTTTACCGCTTAATCTAGTTGGGGCTACCTGAAAAGCTCGGGTGGTAAAATTATAATACTCCCCACTGCTATTTTTGACCTCAAGCTTAAAGCCCGCATCTATGTCTCCGTTTATATTAAATTCTCTAAACCCTCCTTTGGCAGCAATATCACTTAAGTCTATATCAAAATTGTTTATGATCTTATTTGTCATACTATTATTTATTTATTTATTTGCTGCTTTCTGAGACTTCCGAACCAACCGAGAACAACTCAACCGCATCTGTTCTGTAATTTATAAATTTCACGTCCGCATAATAACCTGTTAAACTAGAAGAATTAACCGCTTTGTTTTTTCCAAACATAATAAAGCTACTCCCACCACCCACGGGGAGCTGTAATGACGTGTGTGGTGAAAACCTGTTATCATCGAACACCACCGCCACCGTAAGATCCTCGTAGTCTATAGTTGTTACTGTTCCAAGAAATGTCACGTGAGAACCTGAGGTTAAAAACCCACTATTCGGCACGGTTCCTACTGAGTCATAGTATACGGAATCCCCCACCTGAAGACTAGTATTAATAGATCCGCTAAACGGTAAAATTATTATTTGCATAGTTATTATTTATTAATATGAACATGAACCATCATCAACTGTCGCTGTGTTATCATAATTAGTTGCAGTTGAATCTGTACAACCTAACCAAATACAAGAACCATCATCAGTATTCACAGTAGCATTGTAGTTAGAAGCAGTTGGACTTGTACATCCATAAGTAAATGGCTCACAAGGCGCGCCACCAGAAGACGTAGCGTTAGCGACATAGCTCCACTGAGTAGCATCCATACAACCAGGACCCGCTGTGGCAAAATCCCAAGTACATAAGGATAAGTCGTTCACGGTAGCGGTAGGATCGTAGTTAGCCGCAAGACCATACATACAACCGGTAATAATATATGTACAAGAGCCGTCGTCTGTAGTGGCATTTGCGTTGTAGTTACTTGCATTCGCATCTGTACAACCAGCGTAAATTCCCGCGTTAGCAACTGTTATTGCTGACCAGTCACTACTACAAGTACCACACACTGTTTGTATTGCGAAATCATAATCTACGTTTTCTAAAAAAGTTGAAACAATACCGTATGACCCACTGCCACCCGAAAGGGTTGCTTGTGACCAAGGAGTGGTTGGATTGCTTTTCCTCCATCTTATTCTATGACCTGTTGAGTTGTCGGGTGTAGAGTTAACACTCCAAACAGCCGTTGCACCATCTAAGTAATTACCAGCAGCCGTGGCATAATTCCAATTCCCCGACATGTTTATGATAAGGGTACTGCTATTACATTGTATACATGAACCATCATCAGTATTCACTGATGAGTCGTAGTTGCAAGCGTTGGCGTCTGTACACCCGCTTATGATTACAACACAACTACCATCAGCCGTGTTGGCATTAGCATCATAATTAAACATCGCCGGGTCAGTACACCCATAACTAATCGCTACACAAGAGCCATCATCTGTGTTAGCTGCCGAGTTAAAATTAAATGCCGTTGAATCCATACATCCATTTATTATTGCAATACAACTACCATCATCACAAGTTGCGTTATTGTCAAAATTAAACATTACAGGATTCATACAACCGTTCACACAATAAGTACACGAACCGTCGTCAGTGTTAACCACAGCATCGTAATTTATTGCAATAGCATCCATACAACCATAGATATATGCAACACACGTACCATCATCTGTGTTTGCTTGTGCGTCAAAATTCATTGCGGCTGCATCCACACATCCAAGAACCTCCGTTATTAACGTCTGAATAGTTGCCGCTGGGCTCCAATCAGACGATGTTGTATTGCAAATTGATTTTGCTGAGACTTCATATACCGTGTCCTGTTGTAGGTTTTGTATTATATACGTGTTAGTTCCAGGCACAGGAGTCGTTGCTACCTGGTTTATAGCTGATTCCCCCTGTACAGAGTACGAAACCACGTAAGAACAACCACCCGTTGTTATGTCTACAGCAGACCCACCAATTGGATTACTCCATGTTACTTCTAGTGTAGTGTCTGTGGGGTTTGTCACTTGAAAAGAGGCATTATGAAACAAGCACCACAAGCATCCTGTAAGACAGCTAGCATCAGCTGCGTCGTAATTATCAGCAGTAGCACTACCACAATATAAGCACGAACCATCGGGATCAGTAACCGTCGCATCGTAGTTACACGCGGCTAGGTCGCCACAACCATATACAGGGAACGAACAACTCCCGTTGTCTATGTTTGCATTACCATTGTAGTTGGTTGCAGTTGTATCCACACAACCCAACACAGTTGCGATACAACTACCATCATCCGTGTTAGCACTTCCATTATAGTTAGACTGTAGTGGGTAAGAAACTACGTTTCCATCAGAATCTTGCGTTGTAAACGAAGTATTATCGGTACACCCATAGATAAACGGTATACAAGAACCATCATCTGTATTAGCATTTGCATCAAAATTTAACATATTAGGGTTTATGCAACCCATATACATACATGAACCATCATCAGTGTTAGCATTTGCGTCAAAGTTAAAGGCATTTGCATCTACACATCCAGGTATCACTAACACGCAAGACCCGTCATCCACTAAAGCAAATTGATTATAGTTTAATGCTAGGGGATTAGTGCACCCATTTATATTGGCTATAGACACACCTCCAGTTAACCTACCTAACCCTTGAAAAGACGCGTCACCACTATCAAACTCACCTAAAAATGTACCTGAGGTGGTTTGAGTATCTGCTTTACCTTTAATAAAATTAAACCACTTTCCTTCTTTTTCTATAAATTCATTTAGACTACCCTCTTCTAAATCTGTTTTAATATTTTCTACATACCAACCATTTTTCCCTTCTAGGTTATAGTACTCCCCGTCACTTTGCAAGGTAGGTATATCTGGATTTATAATCCCTATTCCTGTGTTTGGATCTATACTCCCTGGAATGTACACTTGGTAGGATGCTTGCCCCTCGATTCTCCCTTGAGACCCCTCGTAGTTCAATGTTTTAAACGATTTAACAACACCTGGTTGGTCATTGAGTAAAACATTAAACCAAGATGGCGTGTGGATACCATAAAACGTGTTTCTTGGAGAACTCTCCACATGATGTTTCCATATGTTGTTAGCATTAAACGTATAGTACTCGTTTGCACAACTAATAGCATTCTCAGGTACAAATGATTTAAAACTAACCCATCCTTTAACTCTTTCACTAAACGATACTGTTTTGTTAACCTCACCTCTAAGTGTTAAGTTGTATTCGTTTTTCCTATCATCATAACTACCTATCAATCTCCCTCCTAGTTTTAAGTTATCTCTAAACCAATCTTTCATTCCAGCGTCTGATATTGGGGTTAGACCGTCTTTGGACAATCTAATAACAACACCTCTAACTTTATCGGTAAAATAAGCTCTATATGCTTCTGACGCAAAAGATTCTGGATTAGTTGATATACCATACTCCCCAACAAAAGGTATTGTTTGCCCTAAAACGTTTTTAGTCGCTATTAGCTGTGGGTTTGAATCAGCGTTATATACAGCGTCTTTGTTAGCAAGTATTTTTAACACTTTGTCTTGACACAAGGTGAGTAGGTCAGAATCCCTAGTGTGTAACTTCTGTATACTACCATAAGTAGGATTAACATCCTTCGTAATTTTCTCAGCTATTATAAACTGATTTAGATTGTTAACCCCAGTATTTGAGTTGTATATACCAGAGTATATTAAACCACTACTTCTTGTTTCTTCTTTTGGGAAATCTTCTAAAGACACGGATGCTCGCACACCATTTGATATATATGGTAAATTGAAATTATCTCTAATTCTATTAGATTCAACCCCATTTCCAAAAGAGTAGCAATTATGCCACCCTAAAATGTGTTTGTTATTATATAAATTACGTCTTATCTTAAGCACCCTTGTAGTAAGTGGATCTTCACCACTCCAATCCTCATTAGCTGGTTTAATTTCGTCAATAGTGACGATAGTTCTTTCTCCAGATGGTTTGATAATCGTGATTTTATCACCTGGTTTTAGTGGACTTACATCACCACCATCAGCCCCAACGCAATCAACACCACTTTGATTTCCACAAATAAAATCATCAAGAACAATGGTGTTACTAACAGGCGGATAATATTTCTCCACAAAAATAGTTTTGGCGTGATCACCTGCTGAGTTAGGAAGTACCACTTCTGACCCTAAGGGTATTGCTGTTTCAATAGTTTTTTCATTTAATCGGATTGGGTTCTTACCACCCACTTCGTAGTATATATCTAAATCTGTAGATTCTTTAGGTTCAGTTTCCCATATAGCTGGGTTAGTTGGAAGGGTTTTGTTTTCTTTTATCTCCTCTAAAACTTCCATAGTATAACCTACAGCTCCAATCCCGATCACCCTACCCGATATACTATAGTGTGAGCCAACGTTTTTAACTGAGTTAATACTTAGCCCATTCATCGCTGGTTGAACAAATGTTAACGCTCTATTACCGCTAAAGTCAGCTGGTTCTCCATAACACGGTTGTATGTTTAACGAGCCACAACCCGACGCGGAAACTATCCCGCTGCTATATATAGACGTGTAACCCTCAAACTCTATCGTATAATAATCAGCACCACTATCTGGCGGGGTAATACTTTTTACTAAATATCCGCCTCTTAATAATTTTCCATTACTGTCAGTCAACCCATCAACAGCATCGTCACCGACATGTGTCAACAACATACCTACTGTTATTTGACTTGGTATAGAGCCCGATCCAGACGTGTCTTGAGAATTCTCAAAATGCACTTTATGAATCTCAAAAGTAGTATCGTTCCAAGACCCGTCAACAGCTAAAATATCATAATTAGCGGAGCTATATTCATACTTATCTATCACTCTACCGTCATCAATCGGCCCCGTAATCCCCTGCATTGTTGGTTCCCAATTCATCCTTGGATAACACCAAAACTGTTTATTTCTAGTGAAATTCTCTCCAGCGTAATAAAAAGGCTGGTTTATCCTATCTTGAAGATACCCCCCACCAGTTTTCCCCGACATCCATTGCGCTTGTCCGTATTGATCAAAATATAAATTGTCCGCGAATGGGTCATTAATCCAGGGATTTGCCTCAGCAGCATAAGATTTGAATCCACCCCTGGTTTCATATCTATTACGCGCAGCTTCAGTATAGCCTTTAAATACAGTATAAATAGTTCCACTAGGATCTTCGGCCCAACGAAACTTAGTTCCAGACTCTAACTTACTCATGACCCTCGCCTCCACAGAGCTATTATAAACATCTCTAGAATCATCTTTTAAATCCCACATATTTGACCAGTACTCCCACTTTGAGTGTGAACCACCCCCTGAATTTCTCATAGGTGCCCAATCTTTATCTTTATAAGGAATACCTTTTTCCGGCATAATAGGACCAAGACCCAGCTCTACCCTCGCCACATCACTGTAATTACTTATCCCGGGTCGCATACCCGTATCACCAAACCCATGTTTTCTCCACCCGTCATTCCACCAACCGTTTGTATTAACAACAGGTCCTTGGTCAATAAACAACACATCCTCATATGCAAACTCGGAACTTCTCCCCCTCATCTTTAAGTCGTCCTGTATTCCAAACATGGTTACAGTGTGTCCTGAATAATTTTCATTATTTGTAATGAACCCATTCAAATCGTCCTTCAACTGCATAATTCCCCCAACTTCACGTACTGGTATTGTATCTAGACCCTCCTTACGGTGGTCATTATTTGGGCTATTCCACAAGTTTGTAATGGTATTTTTGAAATAAGCTCTAAAGGCTTGATATTTATCGGGAACTTGCTGCCAAAGCGCCAAGTTAGTCAATTTCTTGTTGAGCTTGAACGCACCAGGAATATCCTTTGCACCAAGCATGCTTGCAGCAGTAGCAGCAATGTTTGCATAATCCGTCAGATATAAATTATCATAACTAACGCCACCAGTGTGATCAAGAGACATTATATCGTTCTTAACCCTATCATTATTTCCAAAAGCCTTAAAACCATAATCACCCTCGTGAATACCCGCTAAATCACCTCCCATGAAGTATATTTTTTTAGCAGCGAGAGTAGTATAGTCTTTAGGGTCTATCTCAGCGAGATCTACTTCTGAGATTGTAGTTGAAAAAGCACTTCCAGCTGCGTGGATTTTTACAAAAAACTTACCGTCAAACTTAGCAGAATCTTCTTTAACACCTTTGTAGAAACGGGTGACAGTGTTTTCACTCACACCGGTCGGGGAGCTATCAGGCCCTTGAAGTATTCTGTATACGTCATCTTCAAAATACCCATCAATATTAAAAGTGAACTGGTGCGAACCATGCTCCACCGTATCACCATCGTCCACCTCTTGTTTAGAGCAATTTGTTACCCTGTACTTCTGTGTACTCATATTAACCTCATCAGCCTTGTAAAAGTCAACATAAATATCGTGATCTATTATCAACTCATCTAACCTTCTCAAACTAGTTTTACCAAATCTAGACAAGTCTCCAGCAAACCAATTCCTACCAGGCATGGGAACGTTTTCGATACCGTCCTCATATAAGTTTTCGTTATTTCTGATTTGCTTTATTTCACCACAATTGTGTTGACTTATCTTGATAAATTCGGGAGCGTCGTTTTGTATAGCCAATACTTTATATCTCGCGGGATCTACAACTAGTTTGCTAGATTCTACCCCCTTTTTTAATATTAGAAAAGTATCAATGTCTATTTTATTTCTATCAGAGGAGGCAAATGATAGCCAAACACCACCGTCTTCAGCGTCATACCAACGATCCATTGCCATGTTGTAGTACTCGCCCGAGGTTTCTTTTATATAGAACTTAAAGAAATCCATGCCAGATGGCGCGCCACTCCCTCCGTTAGCGGTTTCTTGAAAGGAAACGTTTATCTTATTTTTATGCTTAGCACTTGCTTTGTCTACTTTAAAACTTGCGGATTGATTGGTTATTACGGGGGTTTCTCTACCAAACTTATCTACAAAAACAACTCCTAGTTGATACTCTCTTAGTGATTTTATAGACTTAACGTCACTGTTAATAGTAGTTAGTTCGTGTATGAACTTTGGGTAGATGTCAACGTCATTGTTTTTTAAATTATACCCCTGCTTATAATTACCATACACTAGTCTATTACCCACAACCTCTTGTGCCAAGGCTGTTTTAGGGACGGCGTCCCAAGAGCGCAATAGTTGGTTTGATGGTAAAACCCTGTGTATGATATCACTGGTCACAGTGTAAGAATTCTCATTCCACGGGTTGGGAGTAATCTCGTCTTTTGGCCTTATAGTGTCCACTACATATATGTTGGTTGAATGATCATCTTTATATAGCAGATCAATACTAACCACATCAGGAGGTGTTGCCTCTCCATTAAAATTTCTTAAGGTCAGGGATTTTATAGAGTTTGTCATCCCTAGATTGTAACCTTCTTTAGGATGGAATTCGAAGTTTCCAGGTAGAAACGCTACCTCTGTAAAAGGTGCAAACGTGGAGTATTCCCCGTCTTCGTATTTATATCTATAAGAAAATCTAGGAAACTTAAATTCAAACACGTTTTCTGAGGGGTCAAGAATATCTATAACAAACTTTCTCGTCCCACTATCCCCAGCGCTCGGTATGTCATCCTCCATGAACTCAATTACAACCTCAAACTGTGCTGGATTGTTATCTGTAGCCTTAAAACTATTACCACTCCAACCACCTATGCGCCCTTTTATCCTGGGGTTTCTAACCGGTATCAATACTTCACCCTCGGTGTTGTATTCTCTAAGAACAACCTCCGTGCCCTCTGTCCACTTCGCCCCTTTTAAATCCCTCAAGGTGAAATTTGTATTATCATCATCATCTTGAGAAACTGCTACCCGAAAGGAGTCACCAGCTTTGAGCGACGAGAAGTCGTAGATCCCGTTACTCTCACTACTATGTGTAAAAGACGACTGGTTAGCGTTTGTATCATTTGAAATTTGCATCTGTGCGGACTGTGACCAATTATCGTTCCTACCGGTACTAAATTCTAATCCCATTGGAGCTAGAGGTGACTTCTTAATAACCGTTACATGCTCTTCCGCTATCAATACGTCTAGGTTAGGTCCTGGAATATCTAATCCCACTCCTAAATCTTCATTAACAAGTCTAGTGTGTCTTTGTCCCGAAACATCCGTACCCCTCATGCTACGTGATATATTTATCTTCTTAGGCTCCGTGTAACCGTCCGTCCAAAACAACATGTCATCAATAATGTTTATTCCGGTAATTGGTTTGCCCGAATCAAATCTTAAAACCCTTTCGGTGGGGGATGAAAACACGAGCGCGGTCACGTCGCCCATATCAATCGAATCTTCAACGTATATCGACCCTACCTCATCCATCTCCACCAACAGATAACCATCCGACATGTTCACATGAGCACTTGCTTGCGCTGGGAAGATAACAGTACCACTACAATCATTTATCACCACGCTGTAATCACCGTTTGCGTCAGTAGTGATTGAATCAATACATCCTCCGCTAGGGTATAAGTAAGTAGGTTTAACAACGTCATCTACACTCCAATCATCTACAAGATTAAAGCTAGCAGAGATAGTTATATCTGATCTAGTAACACCCGTATCGTATTCCGCTTGGTAACTAACCCCAGCACTAAGACTACCAGATAGTAAATTTGTTTGGGTCGCAGAGCTGGAACCGCTACCGTAAACAAGTCCAGTATTAACCCAAGGCGTTCCACCTGGAATGGTTAAAAGAGGACCAGCTTGTGAATTCCAATCAGCGTAGAAGCTACCAATGAAAGGCGAACTAAGTTCTACTTCTACTAGAAATTCTCCAAAACCAGAATAATATTCTATGCTTACAACCGATGAACTAACAACCGTTGTGTTTGGGAGAGTGATGTCTCCACTATTATTACTTATTGTTATTTCAGCCCCAGGTGGAGGGTTTCCACTAAAACCACCCGTGTTTTGACTAAAGGCATTTTCTGGTAAATAAATAATATTTGGATATTGTGATAAGCTAAAGGTGATCGGATCATTTGCCCCCATCCCTCCCGTTCCTAACGTGCTGAGATGTACCGTTCCACTCGTAAAACCACCATACGTTTGATAACCAGGGTCATAATTTACTGTGAAAGGAGTTCCCGCTAAATAGTCTTGCCCGGTAACAGAGGTAGTGTTTGAAACCACTCCGCTACTATTTACACCCATCACCAACCAATCCTCTTTAACCATCTGCAACACTTCATCAGAGAGATTCATAATCATAGAAGTGCTTCCAGAAGGATTTCCGTCTGGCACAAGAGTTATAAACCCATAAACATCAACAAAGACATCCCTACACTGATCAAGCTTTTTCCGTCTTATTGTGTCTTTAAAGGGGAAGATAGTATCAGTTACATCACCGTTAGCAGCATAAAGACTGTGAGCTCCTCCAATAGGATTTAAAATATCATCTACGCCTAAATCATTGCTATCAAGCCCCTCCAAAAGAGTAGCAGGCGCTAGTGATGATTGACCGGCAACTGAATCAGTGGTAAACCAGTAAAGCGTGTCATTTCGTTCGTCAGAAATAGACCCCACAGTGTACCCTAAGCCAACGGCACCACCAGTATTACAACCATAATCATTGCCAAGTAAGTTCTGTACAGTACCAACAGCAGATCCCTCTGATGATAATACCTCTATGTTCATTGCGTCTCTATATTCTCCATTGGGAACAAGTCTCTCGTCGAGATCCTTATTCATCTTACCACCGGTAAAATTATGCTTGATTTCTGGCATGTACTAGTGTTTTATTTGCTTAGATTTGCCTCTAAGTATTTGAGTTAATTCTTCTATCTTTAAGTTTGATAATCTTAATTTTGCTGTTCTTATAGCCGCAAACCTCTCCTTCTTAAACCTGTTGACCTGGTACTCCGGAACATTAGCCCTACCAGCTAAGATTGCGTGAGCAATCCATTTATACATAGCTTCTTCTGCAAACTTATGAACCTGCATTTCCCCATCCGTTCCAAGACTATCACTTATGTAATCTAAGATTACAGTTTTTCCACTAATATTAGAACTAAAGTGAATTTTTCCTGAATGACAATCTATATAAAAAGATCCATTCGCTTGTGCGTGTTGTGGGTCTAATCCAAATCTTGATCCATCCATTGGCCAATAAGTATCATCTTGATAGTCATCTTGATTTTCAGATGGAGTGCTTGATTTATAATTTGACCAAGTTATAGAGCTTTCATCCACTTTTTCCGGTTTGGATATGAACTTTACAGTCGCTGTTGATGTTGGATTACTAACTATAGCGGTTTTATCTACTAATATGTCAGTTCCATTTATAGCTACAACCCGTGTGTCTGGAGTCCAATTTAGAGGACCCTCATTAACAAACATACCAACTTCTATCCCATTTAAATCAGATGTTGAAGCAACGGGAATAACATTATCACCAACGGTCCAGGGACCAGTGTTAGTTACTTGTGCTCCATTAAGATATTCAGTGTAAATAGACCCATCGGTTGAAGAAAAAGTTAATTGATCACTAGCTGTTGCCGTTGGAATAAAAGTAGCACCACCACCATCCTGAATTATAAAAATGGTATCATTACCAACTATACTTGAACCCGTAATAATACAATTAGATGAAAAGTTATCAATTATTGGACCGCTAACTTTTGTCCCGTGTTCTATCCAAAGTTCTGATCCAGTTATTTGAATATTAGGAGATCCAGACGTTAATTCTGCCACTACTTCATAACTATAATTTTCGTTTGTGGAAAAAGGTATAATTTTTGGATTTGACGTTTTACTAGTGGGATACAGTAAATGCTTTATACCAGCAGAATCCACCCAACTAATTTTAGTATAATTTACATAATCTTGTGGGAGTGTCATTTTTAGTGAAGCTGGTACGGTAATTTCTTGAGCTTTACAAGATTTGAATGTATCAAAAGATAATTCCGCCAAAGCTCTTTGAGCGTGGAAAGCTACGTCTGTTCTCCTTGCTTTAGGTATTATTTTATCTTCACCAACATAAGCTACGATAAATTGATTTATAATATCTTGCAATGATACGAATTGATAATTACCAAAATCATTTCCTTGATAATACGCTTGTTGTGTAGTGTTGTCTAATAATCCCATTTATTTATTGTTTTTCTTGTTGAACTCTCGCTTGTTCCATTTGTGCCGCTATCTGCGTTAACCCCTGTTGTTTTAACGTTATACCAGCAAGTGCTAGAATTCTATTAGTTAACTCACCTTGCTCTGACCCGTGTAGCTCAAAGTCACTAGTGCTAGTGGGATCGTACATTGCTTTTTCATTAACAACAACATAACCCCACCTAGCCACGGCTGGAGTGGTTAAAAAAGTGAAACTTACACCAGTGTTGTACAGTGCCACATCACTAGTGGCATTAGGAAATATTGCCACTTGATTTTCCCCTCTTCTAACGTATACAGGACGCGCTAAACTCGGCTTGGTAAGTGGGGATTGATTTATATATAAAATTTCATTTTGCTGAACCTCCTCAATTTCTCTACCGTTATATACCATAGTTCCCAACCTATATATATCGTCACCACTAAGTGATGATATAATACCACCTGTCCATAAACCATCTCTTCTTTCAAATATAGCGATTTTTTCATTTAGATTATGTACAATATCACTATATTCCCCAGAATCCCCGGGTATTCTATTAAACTGCTTTATGTCATAGAAATACTGTTCAAAAATATCCATCTGCGCTTGGTTGGCAAATAGATTAAACTCTTGGGGCGTGATATATCCCCGCTGTTCTTTATTAGCTAGCGCTAAAACTCTTTGATAAATCGTATCTATATTAACCATAATTTCTTTTTATTTATTATAAGGGAAAAATCTATTTAAAGTATCCTTCCTTTTCCCACAGTTACAAGGCTTTTTAGTTATCTTGCTGACCGTGTCTACAACTTTTTTGATTCCAGTTGCCTTTGTAATTTTTTCTATTGAGTCACCTAATCCTTTAGATTTTTTCATATAATTAAATTTTGTAGTTTGCAATCGCCCCGTAGAGCGACTGCATCTACAGTTAGATTAATTATTTAATCTTTTTTCAATATTGGAGTAAATCTCCATACCTTCGTCAGTTTTAAACCACTGGGCTAAAGCTGAGTATGGGTGTTCGTCAAAGGGAACATTCATTAGTTTTCTATTGTTAGATCCCCAAGTAAATGTTCTTTGATCTTGAGATAACTTTAGTACCCCTATTTCAGTAGCTTTGATACCGAAGTTTCTAAGTTGAACGTCCTCATCACCAGCTAATGCTAAAAGTAGTTTAGGGTTCTTCTTAGCAAATACCAGTAAATCGCGTTTAAGTTCCTTAGAACTCATTGTAGATACCTTAGAACCGATTTCAGCTCTCATGACAGCTTCTGCCATACCAATATCCATGTTTCTAGCTGCTATTAGCGCGTCTACTTCTAAATTAATATCCGCTAATTCGTCTTGTGCTATTAACTGAGGTTTATGCTCATAATAAATCTTGTTTTTATGAGGATGATATAGTGAAAGAAACTTTTGCAAAACTGTTTTTTCTCTTGGAACGTGTAACACTCCGTTTCTAAATATAATATGCGAAAGTCTTTGTTCACCTTGCATTTCGTCAACAAAAGGTGTTCTTTGATTTTCACAATACTTTATTTCCCTTTCATATTTTTTTTCTTCATCAAACCAGTATATGTTTGCAGATCTTATCATTTTGCTTAAAGGTTTTTTATTACCTTTTAAAAGATAGGTTCTTGATTTTGGTTCCCAAGCATCACTTTCTGGAACATCTATAACTGGTGTTTCTTTTTTTTGTTGTTTTACAACCGGAGGTGCTTTAACCGCTACCTCTTCATAAGTTTGAGGTTCTTTTACCTCAACGTTTGTTTTTTGTTTTTTTGCCATAATATAATATATAATAAAATTAATAAAAATAAAAGGTCGAGGCCGAAGCCTCGATCTTTTAAAATATAATGATTAGTTCATCAAGAAGAAATTGTTTGCTCCTTGCGTAACTAATGCTCTTTCAGATAAGTAATGTACTTCCATCGCGTCTAAGTCAGAAGTAACAGCTCCAACAGAACCAGTAACCCAAGTTTTTAGGTATCTGTTATCTGTTTCAGAAGCTCTATATCTAACGTGTAAGAAAGGACGTGTTAAGTTTCTACCTAACATTTGGTCATATACTGAAGATGTACCAGCTGGTACCATAACTCCACGGATTGCTCCAACAGTATTTGTAGCATTAATACCACCTCTACCATCTTGTTGGTTTAGATATTTCCAATCAGATTTGTAGAAATCATAAGAACCTCTACGGAATCCTGAGAAACCTAAATTAAGCGCCATGTCTTCAGAGTTGTCGAATACTCCGTAAGAAGTACCACCAGCTCCGTAACCGTTCATAGAAGCTAACATGTCATCCATTGCTAGAGCAGTAGATCTGTTTACAAACATCATGTTTTCTTCAATACCACCGTTTTTATCAAGCTCTGCTAAGATAGCGTCGAACTCAGCTAAATCAGTAGCAGCATTAACACCAGTAACACCAGAAGTTTGATTCCCTCTACTTTCAATAGCATTAAATAATCCTTGATGACCGTTATTAACGCCGGTTCCAAAGTAATTATCAACAGATTGGTTAGCTGCCGTACTAGAACCAGGAACTGTTTCTAACATAGACATTTCTAAATAATCATTGAATCTTAATCTAGTTTCAGCTTCGGCTTTAACATACCATAAGTAACCTCCAGTACCATCTTCACTAGAAACTTCTACCCAACCAATTTGAGCAGCATCAGAACCTGATACTGAATATTTATCTTTTAAGATAATTGGTTTATTAGTATAAGTCTTGTGATCTGGTTCGTTTTGTCCAGTTCTACCAGAAGCTCCCTTTTCATATTCAGAACCAATAACTAATATAGTTAAGTCTGTAGCTCCATCAGAACCGTTTGTAACAAAACCTAATTGAGCTAAAGTCGTAGTAGATGAACCAGCGTCGTATACTCTTACTCCAAAATCATCATCTGGAGTTGATACTGGATCAGTTGTAACTAAAACAACAGCTGAAGAATTAGCATCAGCGATTAATAAAATATCGTTTTGTCTAATACCGTGAGTTGTTGTAATTGTTCTACCATCAATATCTTCTTCAATTTGGATTTGACCACCAAAACCATCAGAAGATGCTGAGTTTGCAGAATCTGTAACTCTACCTTTATAAGCTAGATGTAATCTACCTTGTTCTGACCAAATAATTTGGTCTGAAGTCATCGCTTCTTCAGCTCCGACTTGTCTTAAAAAACCTGCCATAGTTCTATTCCCATAAGCTTCTGCTTCCTGAGCTAAAACATCCGGCATGTATTGCTTCGCCCAACCGTCGCCGGCTGTTGTGAAGTCTAAATAATTGCTAGCTAACGTTTTCATCACCGGTGAAGGTGTTAAATTCGCAGCTGCTGCACTTGTAATTGCCATAATTTTGTTTTTTTAATTTTTAAATTTATTGTTTTTTATTTTGAACTTAAAATCAGAAGAACTGTCACCCACTACTTTGAACTTAATCCCACCAGTATCAATCGTTCCATGAGACTGTCTTGGGTTCATATCTACGTTCTTAGCTTTAGCCACACTATCTTTTATAGCATCAGCCTTACCTTGTTCGTAAAAGTGTTTCGCAATAGCGTCGGTATTTGCCGCTGTAAATAAAGCTTTATGGTATCCGTTAGCATCCTTCAAAGTAGAATCCTCATTGACAAACTTTGTCATGAATTGACTAATATCACTTTGATTTGATTTAACTTGATCCACGTCTCTAATATTAAACCTATAATTTTTTTCTCCAACATTGTATTCAAAACCTTTGAATTTGTTGTTAAAAACCTCGTCGGTTCTCTTCATAAAATCATTTCTATTTAATTCAGCAGACTTGTTCATTTCCTCTGTTTCCTTGTTATACCTATCAAAGAAATTGACCGCCTTCTGTTGCTCAGTTGTGAGCTTCGATCCAGCTTTAATCTCTTCATAGTATGTAGACTTTTGCCCGTCTAAGTGGCTTTTAGCGCTAGCAACTTGCTCTTTAAGCGCTAATTTCTTTCTACGTATATCTCTATCGTCGTCTATATCTTCGTCGAATGAGAAGTTGTCTTCCATAAGGAAGTTAATTTCTTCATTATCTAAATGAGGTTTTGTTTGCTTATAGAACTCGTGTAGTAGATTTTGGTCATCTAGTTTTGAATAGTCTTGATTAAGCTTAACATAATCATTTAGATCTCCACCAGTTTCACTCATAAAGTTCATTAACTTTTGAATATTTTCTGGTAGTGGTTCACCTGTTTCTATATTTTCCCTAATAGCCTCCTGTGCTTCTGTTGCTATTTCTTCAATCTCAGCAACCTCAGTTTTAATAGTTTCCTCGGTGATCTCTTGTAGAGTTGTTTGTTCTGGTTCTGTAACAACATCCACAGCGGTATCTGCTCCAATCTCAGTTTTAACCTCCTCTTCGACTACTGGTTTGTCCAAATCAATCTTAATAACACTGTCGTTCCCGGCACTGTCAAATTTAGATTCGTCTACTGGAGGGGTTTCAACTACAGGTTCTTGCCCCACTTGGTCTTGTGTAGTTTCCTCAACTACTTTTTCATTTTCTTCTTCCATAATATAATATAATAATAATTAATAAATTCTAACTAGGTTCAAACGAGCCTAAATCAAATCCTCCACCTAGTATATCATTACCCGCGGACTCAAAGTTTTTAGGTGGTTTTCCACTATTTCTTTGTTCAATCATCTCTGATTGTTGTGTTGCTTGTATCTTTGTTCTTTCATCTTTACGATCTTCCTTTTGCTTCTCTCTATCCTTCACCCCATCAACCTCAATTCCCCTAAGTTGCATGTTGAAATGAAATTCTAGCGCCATTAATTCTTTCTTAAGCTCTGCTTCCTTAGTTAGCTTTTGTATCTCTAAACCAGATTTCATTTGTTCTAACTGGCCTCTGGTTTGTGATAACGCTTGTTCTTTTTGAACCTCAGCTTGAGCAGCCGCTTGTGCTGACTCTGTATTAGACTTTGTTTGCGCTTGGATATTCTCCATTTGAAGTTTTCTATCTTTGTCTTCTTTCTTTTTTCTACGTATCTTTAAAAGTTGATTAGCTAACTTCACATTTCTTACGTCCCGTAGATCAATAGCATCTTCTAGTTCTATACTTTTTTGTTGTAATGCCATTTGGATATTGTTCTCTAACATCTGTTTTTCCTCTTCATCTGGCATTAACTCTAAGAATATTCCAAAATCATAAAGATGTAACTCTGACATCTCTTCTATTGTAGCGACGTTGTGAGCGCCTATAGCTTGGATAAAAGCGTCTTTAGTTGGTGAGTGTTCGATAATGTCAGATATTCTAAGTGATAAACACTCAGCTGTAGATGCGGTCAAATATAACCCAGCTTGCAATATGTGTCTAGTAGCCGTATTAGAATTTGCTGCGGCAAGTTTTTGAACCCCTACCAAAGCATTCTTATCTGGAGTACTACCATCTCTCGCTTCATTAAGACCAGTAGCGTCCCTTATCATTTGCATGTAGTAGTTGTAGTTACCTATAAGGGCTTGCATTTTATTTCCACCAGATCCAGATGTAAGTTCCTGAATTGGGATTTTACCTGGATTCATATCACCATCCGAGGTAAAGCTCCTACCAATAACAGAACCCGTCTGGAAGAACATGTTCAAAGCTTCTTGTGGGCTATAATTTGTCCCATTACCTAAATCAATTTCAGCTAAACCATCAGCATCTAAGTAAACCCCATCAGGAACCATTCTTGATAACACCTGTTGAAGCTTTAAATGAGTTAACTGAATCATGTCGGCAAAACCAGTTATCCTACTGACTAATGATTCTATTTTACCATTGTACATTCTAGGCGCGACTATAGAGTAATTCATTCTTACCTTAGTGAAATCACTTTTTGGCCTCATCATGTTTCTTGCCATCTCCCACTTTAGCAATCTATCAGTACCGACAATCATGGCCCCGTCATATAAGCACTCTATAGATCTCATCATTTTATTATATTCCCCTTCTTTCCCTTCTGGAGGGTTAAAAGAATCATCTTTAGGTATAACCTTATCAGCACCACTAGCGGTTTCTTTCATTTTGTATACCTCGTTCATATAAGTCTTGTAATTAAAGTATAAGACTTGAATCATATTGTTATCTCCCTCGTTGGTCTTGTAGGACGATTGTGTTGACTTACTACTCATTATCTCCTCAAGATCACTCTCTGTTAAGTGAGGAAACTGTTTAGCGAGTTCATTTACCGGGATGGTTTTTACCTCACCCACATAATATATGTCGTCAAAATAAGGGGAATCAGTATGGGAATACACTAAGTTGGCTGGATCAACATAATCAATAACAACACCCTCCGACGTGTTGAATGTTGTTTTAGTAGCTCCGATACCGAGAACGGCTAAATCATAGTAAAACCTCTTCTTGATTAACTCGTAATTACTACCTTCAAACAAAACGTTTAAAGCTTGTTCCTCAGCTATCTCAACCGACTGCTTGTAAGTCATTTGCATGTGTAGACTTAGTTCTTCTTCTGTCTCTGGTAAAGAGTTTTTATCGTTTTCAAGGAGATTTATTTGAAACGATTTCATCGCAAAATCAGCCATCTCTTGTGTTTCCATATCTCCTAACATGGACTCCATGTATTCTGTTCTCTTAGCTACTCCAAACGGGTCTTGTGAGTAAGCCTTTATGTCGTATGTCCTTTCGGCAATACCATTTACAACTATATCCACAAATTTAGGTATAATTGGAACTGGTTTCCAATCTAAATTTAAATAGGACAAATCACCGTTTATAGATAACTCATCCTTATATTTTTGAGTAGACTGTTCGCCTCTAGCGTACAACCTTAAGTTATGAAAATTATTTTGCCCAGTTCTGTGTTTACTAGAACCCCTGTTGTTATTAAACCATTCTTGTCCAATTGCTTTACCAACTTTTAACCCATACTCATAGCTTAGCTTTTCAGCGTCACTTACGGTTTGACTTGGAAAATAATTTTTAATGCCAGACTCTGCCATATTTATTATTTGATTATTTGTGAATTATTTCCAGTATTACTATACTTAGAAATACTTATATTTAACTTCGGTTTTTCTACTTTAGCGTTTGGTGCATATAAATGCCTGTTGTTCGCCATAATAGCTAAACCAGAACTTATTGACGCATCATGCTTTGTTCTTTTATTTATATCAAATCTACTCCAATCGTTTAGTAGTTCATTGAAATACAAATCGCCAAACGTTCCATCTTGCTTCATTCCAACGTGATCTTGTATATACATTTCAATCGCAGCGGCGTGAGCTTGTTTTATGTCTTCACTAGAGTTAGGAATTCCACCAACTTCTTTTTCCGCTACAGATAATTTATTCCATATCTTATCAGGTCTGTTCATGCTAAACCCTCTATATCCTCTTCGTCTTAAATAGTACAATAGACGAGGTTTATTGTTCTCTGCTAATATTGGCATCCCATAAAACACTAAAGCCATTAGAACGTCTTCAAAGAACATCTCTGCTGTTGGTGGTCTAGATAAGTATTCTAAAAAGAAACTATTAGCTGGGGCGTCTTCCATGCTAAACCTGGTTAAACCGTGTAAAGCTCCTTTAGATCCAACTCCATCCACCGTTCCTGATATATCGTAACTATCACAACCAAAAGCCCCCATGTGTTCGTTACCGGGATGTTTTATACCGTTTTTAAGTACAACGTTGTTTTGTATTTGTTGAGGTGGAACCCAGCTTACTTTAAATCTACCCTTTTTATCTGGATAAAATATCACCTGTGAATCCTTAACACCGTTAACCCACTGAAAATTACCTTGAGTAATTCCTAATGTTCTAGACATCTCTTCGTTATAATCAATTTGCTCGTATATCTTCACGAGATTAAAGATAGAATTCTTACTCTCGTCTCTAAACGCGTGTTCTGTTGTTCTTGGGAACTGACGGTAGAATTCATTTAATCCATCGTGGTCTGATTTTAAACCATCAACTTCATTCTGCCAGTTATCTATTACACCTACATCTATTAATTCACCGCTTGGGTCGAACCGATCGACATCAGGAGTAGTGAAAACTGGAACTCCGTGCTCATCAATAAATCCTTCATAGTTCCATTCCATTGGGATAAACAAAGAGTATAAACCAGACTTTGTCTGACCATTTCTGTTTCGTTTTGTAACGTCTGAAGCATTGTATAATTTTTTAAAGTTCTCACCTCCTTTATCTAAAGCGTTTGATGTTGATCCCATCATACACTTACCGATAATCCTTGATCCTAATCTTAAACAAGTTTTTGTAACTCTCCAGTTGTTTAATATGTTTTCAGGTCTTTCCCACTTACCAGCCTCATCATGCACTAGTAATGCTAGTTTTTCACCATCATAACTATTGTCTCCAGTATTCTTCCAGTCAATCGTTGTATCCAATCCTTCTAGATCCTCTATCTTTTCGTTTGCTGTTATTTTCTTTCTAGTAAACCTTGTGGATGGCACTCTATACGCAAGTTCTGTTTTTGGACGATCCATACCATCTTGTATCGGTTTGAAGAAAAACGGATAGTTTATGCTAATTGGTACGATTTTATCAGTAAACATCTTCTTTGCATCCGCACCTGTTTTGGATAATACTCCAAATCTACTATCACCTGCAAGGGTGGCTAAGTTAACGGTTTCTGCAGACGACATAAAAGAAAATCCAGATCTTCTATTCTTAAGGTAGCACATTCCGTAGCACCTTTTGTCCGCCTTACAAGCTTCCCAGAATATAAAGAACAATCTATTTGCTTCTCTAAAATCCGGAGCACCCACATCAATCTTACTCCATTGTAGGTACATGTAGTGTGTTCCTGGCATCCAGGTTGGTTTACCATTGTTTGTAAACCAAAAACCCTCCTCCCTTCTTCTAAACTCTTCATCTATATAATCATACCATTGTTCCTTTTGATCCTCTGGATACGCGCGCCAATCAAAGATGTTCTTTAAGCGCTCTAACTCCTTTGGTTGAGTAAACTTAACCCATTTATCTTTCGGGTCCTTATACACATCCTTAGGCACCTTAGGTAAGGCAATGACTAGGTTTTGTATTTCTATGATTTCTCCTATCTGACCAGTACGCGAGAGGACTATTAAGTCCTGTTCTTTGTTGTAACCATACTTCCATTTCTTTCCTTTGTTCATTCTGGAAATAGTGGTTTTCTTTATTGGTTCAACCGTCTTAACTAAACTTTGCTCGTACATTATTTAGATCTACCTTCTGCGAATCCTTTAAAAGTTTTTTCCTCTGCCTTTTCAGGTGTTTTACCCTCAAGCAAGTTTTCTTCTTCTTCAATTCTGTTAAGTATCTCAAATGCGTCAAATATAGCTAGTTTTTTAGATGCTGCGGCATTCTTAAGTTTATCAGCTGTTAAGTCATCTTCAGAGTCAGTGACAATAGCTTCTTTAGCTACTTTAATCAACTCTTCAACTGCTTTGTGCCCAGCTTGGATTATACTCCTCTTCGTTTCCTTGATGTTCATATTTGATTGTAATTAAATTTGATAAAACTCGAAATAGTCTCTCGCCATCAACGACAAACTCATATTCCCCACCGGGATTAAACCCGACTAAATCGTTTACCCCAACCGTACCATCAGAATATTTGACAATGCCTTGTAGTGGTTTTTCGGATTGGGTATTAAACTGATCTGTAGCTTTTAAGGGTATTACAAAACAATATCCTTTTGGAGCTATCCACTTATCATCTTGTTTGTACAAAAAGATTTGATCGTGGTTTATAAAGTAAGTGTCTTCATTGAAATAGCTTCTACTATTCTTTTCAACACCTTTTACGTTGTGCCATCTACGAAATACATTATGGTGTACTATAACTGTATCACCTGGCTTTATGTCTGTATCGCCAATAATAGGAGTTGATATAACCTCTGCTTCTCTATTAACATACTGATGGTTGAATATCTCCGTGTTAAGGATTAACTCCCCACCATCTAGTTTTTTGGTATTGTTATATCTTTCTCCTTTTGGCTTTACAACAAAGTTGTAAACGCTCTTCATTAGTATTCGAGATTATATTCTACAGATACCGCCATGTTCTTATTGAAATCTTTCCAGGGCAATACATCATTTTTCTTTTTAATATAGACAGAGAATTTATCATCTCCCTCTATTATATCGCAGATAGTATGACCACCATATACTTCTTGCCCCACGGCATAGTGCATAGCGTCACTCTTATAATCCTTACCGATACTTATTTTACGAATCAGCTTTGACATCGTCTCCGTAATTTACCGTGCCATCTTGGATATTAATATCAAAAGTACCATACTCTTTTTCAAACTCGGATTGTAATGATATTAAACCGTCCTTAAGACTAGCCATGTTATGCATCATCTCGTGTTTTTTGAGTTCCATTGCTCCTAATTCTAGCTGCGCTCTATTGATACTATTAATTACACCTTGAACTTTTTCTAACTGTTCAGTAGTAATTTTCTCAGGTTTGATACCTTTTAATTCTTTAATCTTCGCATTAGTGCCCTTTGTTTTTGTTGCCATTTTATTTAATTTAATTTAATTGTTATTTATTAATCTGCTGTTAAACTATTTCTTGTTAATATATCTGCTTCTATTAGAGCTGTTTCCGCCGCCGTAACAGACCTGTTGTAAATTACTAGTTCATACACCGAACCATCATCAATACCTTTGCTTCCAAATGGACCACGCTTAGCAGCAAAATCCCCGCTATCACAAGCCGTTAGGGATAACAAGGCTGTGGTGGAGTTTTGACTAATTTTCATCTCGTCACCCTCATTCCTAGTAATTGTGTATAAGTTCTTTCCAGTTGAAGGATTAATATCAAAAGTAAAGTTAGTGGTCGTACCACCATGTTTAAATCTTATCTTTGAAGCATCATTACCGAACCCAAACCTAATGAAGTCACTATCACCACCCAAAATAGTATCTTCTAGATTATGATTTGTAAACACCACAAATATAGTATAATCATCCGTTAGGGCCAAACTTTCGTCTCCTACCTGTAAAAAATCAGCATCATCTGCACTTAACCAAGCTCCATGTGAAAAAGAACCTTCCCTAGCGTCAACAATTGATGTGGTAAATCCTCCCTTACCATCCATATGATTGCCTGATTGGTCAACCCATAATACATCTGCATCGCCATCTGAATCAAGATCGGATGTTGATTGTCCTGTATTAAATTTCCACCAAAGTTCTGGAGATGTTTCAAGTATTGAAAACTCACTAGGAGCTCCACCAAGAGATAAGCTATTTCCTAGTCCTAACATTAGGCTCCTATGTAAGCTATCACTCTACCAGAAGCAAGTGTAATGCTTGTCCATCTACCATAAATAGTAACTCCTTTTGGAAAACTTTCAGTACCGGTAATAGCTCCACCATCAGCATCTATAGAAGAACTAACACTTCCAGTTCCGCCAGGGTATAATTGAGCTACATCAGGCGTTAAGCCAGCTAATGAATTAGCGAACACAGTGTCCTCTAAAAATGTTATCGCACAAAACACAGCCCCTGCACCAACACCTGGATCTGCCGTAACGCCGTTTGAAGTTGTTAGTGTTGTGCCTGATATATGAATACTACCCATTTGTCCAAAGCCATAAGCGACTTCTGTTGAATTTATTCCCATAATTTATTTTTTTACTTTTTCTAATGATCGTCCACCAAAATAAGCACCGATCACGGTTATTAATACTAATTGTAATAAGTCTGTCCACTTAGCTTCAACTATAAAGTTAATAGCTCCAGCGTCAATAAATATTAGCAATACTGTTGATACCACTAAGAATATTAGAACTAGTGGTCTTATATTTTTACTAAGCCATGAATCGGATTGCATATCCATTTTCCAACGCTCAGTTACTTGTTTTTGCATTTCTGCTTCATAACCCATTACTAGGTCTTTAATTTTTG